CCATCCATATACTCATAGAAACTTTTTACTTTAGGTGTATCACAATGTTTTTTGATAACCTCTAATGCGTGTTGCAATTCTGTCTTTACCATTTTTATTGCCCGTTAGGGACTTTGTTTTATTTGTTTAGAATCTTAAATCATTTAGTGAAATTCCACCAAACTTTTCTTTTTTAGTTTTATATGGAACGAATTGTATTTCCATAAACTTAGCGTACTTTTTATACGCATCATTTATATTTTCTCTATTCCATTCTTTATATTTTGTTTGCTTTAAATCTAACCACCAAAATCCATTAGGGTTTGATTTACCTCTTTTATCATATGCTCTTAATAAGTTAATATCTTTTGATTTATTCTTTTTAAGGAAAGCTTGAATAGTTTCGTCTTTAAGTTTAGTTGTAACACTACCATAAGGTAATTTAGTATCAGCATCTTTTTCAAATCCTAATGCTTTGATAGCCATATCAGCATATTTGTATTGGTATTCTCTAGCATCAATTTCCCAAGGTGCAGTCAAATATTTTCCCCAATAATGTTTACCTTTCCAATTATCACTAATATATGGATTTCTACCTTTACCCTCTTTAAAACGGGAACCATTTAACCATTTTTTATCGTATTGGATAGCGTGTCTTATCTCATGTCCTAGTACAGCTAAGATATCTTTTATTGAATTACCATAAAGGTTACGAATGTTTATTCTTATCTCTTTATTTGCATCTTTATAAAAACCTGCATAATGTACGTCATTACCCCAATTAACCTCTCTACTAAATGTTAATTTGGTATCAACTCCAAATTTTGTGTTTAACCACTTATGTGCTTCTATACACATATTAACTGCTTTTTGCTCTGCGTTGTTTCTTACAACTAATCCTACTTTGCTCATAACTTATTTTTTTGTTTGTTTATAATTTTATTTATTTGGATAATACATTAAGGCTGGAGTAAAGCTTGAATAAGATTTGAACTCAAAAGACCTATACCAATCTCTTAACCATTTAAGATAATCCATAGGTGTCTTTTGATTACCGATAACGTTAGGCTCAAAGTCCACAGGTAATACTTTTATCTTTATTCCCATTTCGTCAGCAGTATCTAAAACATTATTTACTATTTCAGTACCTTTACCCTTACACTTATCGTCCACTTTTAACCAAAGTAATTCAACACAATCTGCAGATACCTCTGAAATCTCTAATCTAAAACACTCATCCTCATAACTCATTATATGCAATTGGTCCTTTTCTTCGTAATACATTTTGTTTTTATTAATATCCCATACATTAGATGAGTGATATGATAATCTAGGAAACCAATCGTTAGGTGTGATACCAATTTTCTCAGATAAAATAGTTACGAAATACTCTAATGTATGTAAGGCCTCTGGTTTATCTATTGCACTATATACTGTTAATTCATCATGTCCCATACCATCATTAAGGTATTTGTTAGTTTCACTATTAGGGATAATCACTAATTGTTCTAAAGTTGCACCTTCCGGTATTTCAAAGTTTGGTGATAGATGCAATGTCTTTCCGTTGATTTCTACTTTTTTCATATCTTATTTTTTAAGTGTGAGTTGAGGAATATCCCCAACCCTTATACAATAAAGATACGAAAGGCTTGTGAGAATACCAAGCGGTTTAAGGGTTAATTTTACCCCCAAAAACGTAAGTCATTAATAGTCAATAAAAAAGTTTTTCCACAAGTTATTCACATTTCATAACTCGTTGATAATCAATAACTTATATAATACGTTGAAAATCAATGATTTAGGGCTGTGGATAACTTTTTTTAGTTTTTTTTAAAAAAAGTCCATATTTTTTATCGTTTTCTGTTTTTGTGTTATATTTATATATACAAAACACTTAAAACAAATATTATGGCAACACAAACAGAATTTGAGAAATTACCACAAAATGAACAAGCTTTTAGATGGGCGCTGTTTATAGAAAGTAAAGGATACGAAAAGAAACTATCCAAAAAGCAAATAAAAGAAATTGCTGAAAAATACAAGGTAAAAATTAATTAAAAGAAAGAACAGAAGGGTAAATAACCCTTCTTTCTTTGGTAATATCAAATATTCTTCGTATATTTGTAATATAACTAAAACTTAAAATAAAAATATAATGGCAAAAAGATTTACTGACACAAACAAATGGAACGATGTATGGTTCTCACAATTACCAAATGACTACAAGTTAGTTTGGATTTATATTCTAGATACTTGCGATAATGCTGGTATATGGTTAAAGAATATAAAAAATCTTAATTTCTTCTGTAATACCAATTTAACTGAAGAAGATTTAATTAAGACATTCTCTGATAAGCTTTCTAAAGTTACTGAAGAAAAATTAATAGTAAATAAATTTTGTACTATTCAGTATGGTGATAATTTTTTAGAAAGTAAAAATAAAGCTGTTCTTGCAGCAATTAAAACATTAAATACTCTAAATTTAATTAAAGATGTAAAGGGTATCGCTACCCTATCTATACCCTATCCATACCCTATCGATACCCCCAAGGAACAAGAACAAGAACAAGTTAAAGATAAAGATAAGGTTAAAGAACAAGAACAAGTTAAAGAAAAGGAACAAGATAAGGTTAAAGAACAAGAAGCAGAGTTTGATAAAATTTTTGCAGGAATGTATTAAACAATTAAAACAATCAGTTATGGACAATCAAATTCTATTTGAAAAATATTTAATGAACAAAAGTAAAAAAGAAGAAATACAAACTCCTATCTCAGCCTCTATTGATATTTTAGAACCAAAGAAAATGCTTGGTACAAGTGAAATATCAGAAGAAGAATTTGATAAGATGTTTGAGGACATAATAAAAACAAAAATATGAAATATTCAATGATACAAATAACACCAGAAACCCATCAATTACTTAAAGCATATTGTGATGAGCATGGATATAAAATAACCGCAATAGTTGATAAGATAATAAAAAAACATATCCAACCACCTATCCTTGCAGAAGAAAAGAGAAGATACTCTGTGGAGGTATTAGATACACAGGCTATAAAGAATGAATTAACAACCTATGAGTTAGACCCATTAAATAGAGAAATCATAGTAAACAAAACAACATTAAAACAAATAAATAAATAATGAAAACACAAGAAGAATTAAAACAGCAAATCGTAAAAGAAATGGAAGAATTAGAATACAAACTAATTCCGCCATTGAACTTTGAAGTATTAGATGTATCAGAATACACTTACGAAAAAAGAATGGCATACTACCAAAACATTTCTAAGCTAGCATTAGACGTAGAATTTCAGAAAGCAATAGATGAACTTTTAAAAGATAAAATATAATAATATGGAAAACGAAACTTTCAAACTAAAAGAAGATATTAAAAGAATTAATGGATATCCTTTCTACTATATCAGTAAATCAGGTGTAGTGTATAGTTCTAAAAATGAATGGAGAGCGTTGATGAATGGTGGTTTATATACTCTTGCACCAAAAGAACATAATAGAGGATATTGGGAAGTTGGAATATTTTCAGATGCACCAAGAGGTGTAAAGAAGCATCGTAAATGGTTTAGAGTGCATCAATTGGTAGCAAATGCATTTATTCCAAAACCAGCACCAACGTTTGAGTTAGATGGTAAAGAAATACCTTTAGAAGTAAATCATAAGAATGGTGATAGAAAAGATAACCGAGTAGATAATTTAGAATGGGCTACTAGAAAAGAAAATATGACACATGCGTTTGTAGTATTGGGCAGAGAAAACGTAACTCGTCCTATTTATTATGACGGAATACATTATAAATCAATTAAAGAATGTTCTAGAACTAATGGGTTTCCACATAACTCATTGTGTATGACGTTATCAAAAGGTAGAACAATATATAAAGGTAAATCAATAAGCTATGCATAAAAATAAATGTATATTCCCTTTTGGGAGTTGGTTAGAATCTCTTATCAATGTAATAACATTCGGATGGGGAAAGGAACTTGCACATTGGATTGCATGGACCTTTTTCAAAACGCATGATTGTGGATGTGATAGAAGGCGAGATAAATTAGATAAGTTCTTTGGATGTGAGGACTTCGGACAAATAAAGTTATAGGATAATTTCGTTATATTTATATTATATAAAATATAATATAATGGAAACAGTAACAACACAAGCAATCACTTATGCGCCGTTCACTTATGAAGAATTTCAAATCATAAAAGCTGAAATGGAAGTAATAGGAAATTATCTACCATCAGATGTAGGAGCACAAAGAAAGATTTGGGAAAACTGCACAAGAATCAGAGGTAAGGCTGAAAATCAACCTTGCAGCTGTAGGACATCAGGTGGGTTATGGGCAAGATGTATCGATGATGTAAAAGCATTCATAAGAGATAGAGCTTAATGACAATAGTAGAAATACAAAAAGAAAACAATAGGAGGTTGGACATACTATTCAGACAGAAAAATGATTGGTTAATGGCAGCGGCTTATAATATTACAAAGGATAGAGATGCCGGACAGGAATTAGTAGCTGAACTCTATTCCTATATTGCTGAAAGAGGTAATCCTAATATATGGTGGGGTATAGATGAATTCAATATGCTTTATCTACATATGTTCTTAAAGACCCGTTGGATAAACCGAATCAAACAAAGAGATAAGAATGTACAACTACCCGAAAATTGGGACAAGATAGATGAAGTATATGATGAAGATTTAGATATCAGAATGCAGAAATCATATGATGAGATAGTAACAGAGATAAACGAATTACAAAGAACAAGGATGTGGAGTTCAGCACGATTAGCTGAATTGTATTTCTTTACACCTGAAATGACATTAGATAAACTGAGTAAAGATATAGGAATCTCTAAGTCTACATCCTTTCTAAACATAAAGAAGATTAAGCAACATATAAAGTTAACGAAGAAGAATCCATTCAAATAATCCTATGCAAAGAAACAATAGTAAAGATTTGTGGACTCTACTCATAATATATTGTGCGGCATTATTATTAGTTGCGTTACTCCTATCATAATAGGTTACAACCTAATTTTAAGGGGGCAAGGTCCAACGATAAATACAAAGGTGGATATAGTTGTTATATCTGTATATATTGTTAAATACAACCGATTACAATGGCATTTGAAAAGAACGATACGAGAATCAATAGAGCAGGTAGACCATTAGGTGCACTCAATAGAAGTACCGAGCAGATGAAACTAAATCTTGCTAGGGCTACCAACAATACCCTCAATCATCTATCCGAAGATTTGGAGAAGATAAGGAAGAAAGATCCTGAAAAAGCAATAGAACTTGCTTTGAAACTTATGGAGTACACACTACCTAAGTTAAGTAGAACTGAAGTCAAAGCTGAAATAGAACAAAGGATTCAGCAGATATCAGTACACATCATACAAAAAGAAATACCTAATGAGTAATCTTAATATTGAGACTACAGTATCGTATCAACACATTGAGGATTGTCCTACGAGAGTTTGCCATCTCATAGGTGGCTCGCGTTCGGGTAAGACATACGCAACGATTATGTGGTCTATTGTACAGGCATTGCAAGGTAAAGAAGATATTACAATTGTGAGAAAAACTTTGCCAGCTGCCAAAAGGACTGTGATGAAGGATTTTAAACAAATAATGGAAGATTTAGGTTTATGGTTTGAAAACGATTGGAACGCCACAGACCGTTGTTATTCATTAAATACAGGTTCTGAAATACAATTTATTTCAACTGATGACCCACAGAAATTACGTGGAGTTAAATCAAGCATACTGTGGTGTGAAGAAGCTTCGGAATTAGATAGTGAGAGTTATCTACAATTATCTATAAGAACTACTGGTAAGATTATCTTATCATACAACCCTACTATATCACCATGGCACTGGCTTCGTGAGATGCAAGATTGTACACGTTACTTTACTAATTACAAAAATAATCCATTCTTAGAAAAGAGTGTGATTAAAGCGTTAGAGGATTTAAAGAATACAAACATCAAAGCATATCAGGTTTATACAAAGGGAGAATATACCACAAACGATAAAGCAATCTATGATTTTGAAATAGTAGAATGGTTACCGAATGATGCACAATTTGTTGCATATGGATTAGATTTTGGATTTAGTTCTGACCCAAATGCATTAGTAAGTGTTTGGAAATTAAATGGTAATGAAATATATATTTTAGAACATTGCTATGAAAAAGGAATGGTGACAGCAGATATTATAAATCTATTAAAAGGAATTGTAAAAGATAGAGAACAAATATGGGCTGATTCATCAGAACCAAGAATGATTGAAGAATTAAATAGAGCTGGATTTAATATTAGACCAGTAGTGAAAGGAAAGGATTC